CTTGCTAGTACGTGAATAAGGGAGAGGTAAGAGGGGGGTAAGGGGGGAGATCGGAGAGGGATGGGAATAGGTCTTTTCCAACAGGCAGGTACATGGGTTAGGTGAGTACCGATATAAGAGCAGGGATTAAAAACAGCACTGTACTTGTTAGCTAGTACACCTGTTGCAGGTTGCTCTGATTGGGAATCGTTCTTTCTGGAATAGTGTTTACAGGTGGTGGTGATGCTAAATATCAAACCGAATTTTGCACAGGAACGCGCACTAAACATGTTGCGCCGGGACTGGAAGTCATATTCATCTTTCATGATGTATATGCCGACTGGAAGCGGTAAAACGGGGCTGGCCGCTTTCGTTTCTGCCGGGCTGGTAAGTCGTGGTATGCGCGTTCTGTTCGTCGCCCCTTACACCATTCTGATTAACCAGACTGCACAGCGTTTTGCTCAGTATGGCCTACCGGAAGATCAGCTCAGTTTTATCTGGCGCGATCATCCCAATTATGACCCGTCGCTTCAGATTCAGATTGCCAGTGCTGACACGCTGATCCGTCGCGAATTCCCTCAGAATATTGATCTGCTGATCATCGACGAAGCTCATCTGAGAAAGCGCCGTATCCTCAAGGAGGTGGAACGACTCACCTCAGAGACTAAAGCGAAGGTGATTGGTTTGTCAGGAACACCGTTTTTCACCTTTTCTCGGTCATTACTATCAACGCCTGATTAAGCCGACCACGATCGGCGAGCTGATCCAGCGCGGCGACCTGAGCAAATACGAGTTTTTCGCACCAACGAAACCGGATTTGAAAGGCGTAAAAACGAAAGTATCAATGGAATATGGCAGCGACTACGACGAAGCACAGCTGGCGGAGATTATGTGCGGCTCTGATCTGGTTGGCGATATCGTCGATAACTGGTTGCGTAACGGCCAGGATCTGCCGACGGTAGCGTTCTGCGTCAATAAGGCCCACGCCAATTTTGTGACCATGCAGTTTAACAGGGCAGGTGTTAATGCCGAGGTGATGGTCGCTGAAACACCGCATGAAGAGCGCCAGTTGATGATCCACCGTTTCGAGACAGGAGCGACAAAAATCATTGTCAGCGTCGGTGTACTGGTGGCCGGGTTTGACAGTGATGTTCGTTGCGTCATTTATGCCAGGCCGACTAAAAGCGAGATTCGCTGGCTCCAGGCGCTTGGCAGAGGCTTACGTACGGCACCGGGCAAGGATGCCTGCCTTATCTTCGATCACAGCGGTACCGTTCATCGCCTGGGATTTCCTGATGCCATTGAGTACAACGAATTACCGTCCAAAAATGACGGTATGAAGGAAGCCGCCACCAGCCAGAAGCAAGAACGCGAGGAGAAGCTTCCGAAAGAATGCCCGGAATGCCACTTCATGAAACCTGCAGGTGTCTACGTCTGCCCTAAGTGCGGATTTAAGCCTCTCGTGGGAGAGGACGTGGAAACTGACACGCAGCGCAATATCAAAAAGCTCAGTAAGGGCGCCACGGTTTACACGAAATCGGACAAACAGTCCTGGTGGAGCCAGATTAAATTTTATCAGCGACAGCGCACGTCAATGGGAAAACCAGTCAGTGATGGGTGGTGCGCCCATACCTTCAGGGAAAAGTTCGGTGAATGGCCGAATGACCTGAGCGACTTCCCTATGGAAATCACCCCGGAGGTAAGCAATTACATCCGGCACAAACTCATCAGATTTGCAAAGGGAAAGGAAAAAGAGGCGCTGAAGTCCTCGAATCCTGCCCCTGATTCAGAAACACACCGGGTAATCAGAGCTAAAAACCAGGTAGAAAATATTCGCAGTATGCTGGGGAGAAGAACAGCGTGAAAACAGCAGAAGCGGCGAAAGGCCGCTGGCCAGAAATTCTGGAACATTACGGACTACCGCCAGTTACCGGGAAACATCACTACAAAGGTGAATGTCCTGTTTGCAGCGCCCGTGGAAAATTCCGAATAGATGATCGTGACGGTGCCGGAACGTGGATCTGCGTATGTGGCAGCGGCGATGGTATGAAACTTCTTTCACTGACACAGACCGGGAAACCTTTCTCAGCGCTCTGTGCTGAGGTGGATAAGCTCATCGGCAATGACTATCAGCGAGAGAAGATCCCCGTCAATAGCTCGGCTGCAAAAATGCGCCAGAGGACGACCAGCAAATTTTCGAAGCTGCTACCTCTGCACGGCACCCCGGGTGCTGGGTATCTCCGTCAACGCGGCATCAGTAAATTACCCATGGATGCTATTAAATTCTGTGAAAGGCAACGTCACAACGGGAAGGTATATCACGCGCTCTACGCTCTCGCGACAGATGATAAAGGGGAGCTGTGTTATCTCCATCGCACTTTGCTTGAGGGTGAACAGAAAGCCCCTTTGGGTGAAAGTGCTAAACGCCAGAAATCTCTGCAGGAAGATAACTATCTCGAATATGCCCGTTCAGTGGCGATCCGCATGTTCCCGGTATCCACAACGCTGGGGATAGCAGAGGGCATCGAAACTGCTCTCTCATGCCATCAGATTTATGGTGTGAATACCTGGGCGGTAATGAACAGCAATTTTATGAAGAAATTCCGTGCGCCGGCAGGCGTGAAACACCTGATTGTTTTCGCTGATATGGATAAGCACTCAGCCACCGGACACTCGGCAGCGTTCGAATGTGCTCACGCTAACCTCATGGCGAAAAATGACATTTTGAAAGTCACAATCCGCTGGCCTGACAACGGGGATTTCAATGACATGCTTATGAACGGCGATCAGGTTCGTGAGCTGGTATTTCGAAAAAACAGCAGGTGGCCGCATGAAACTTGAATCATCGTTAAAGCAATTCAGCCCTCAGGGTATGCAAATCAGCGACGACGTGAAAGGAACCTCTCCTGACCGCCTTACAGGAACAGACGTAATGGCCGCCATTGGAGCCACCAGCAGCCGTGCGCGGTTTGGTCTGGCTGCATTCTTTGGCAAGGCAGGTATCAGTAAGACTGATGAGCAACTGGCGGTACAGGCGCTGGCGCGACACGCGATGGATACCGCGCCAAAGAACGTGCGGAAAGCGGCGGGTAAGGAGTTGGGGAACAGCTGCCTGATTCTGGCGCAGTTTGCCTTTGCTGATTACTCCCGATCAGCAGAAACCAGTGTGACATGTCACAGTTGCAGCGGAAGCGGATTAACTTCCCAGTACGAGGATGTGATTAAACATGTCGGAATTTTTAATACTGATGGTATGGAAATAGTCCCGCCTAAAATTAAGCGCGAACTGGTACAGAGGACATGCACAGCATGTAACGGTAAAGGTGAACTGCTGGCCCGGTGCCGTTGCGGCGGTAAAGGTGAGGTACTCGATCGCAAAGCTACAAGCGAATGCGGTGCGCCGGTATTTAAAACCTGTGAACGTTGCGGCGGCAACGGATATTCAGCCGTATCATCTGCAACCGTCCACCGGGCCATTTTGAATAGACTCCCGGATCTCCATCAGTCCTCATGGTCCCGCAACTGGAAACCCTTCTACGAAGGGCTGGTGGATATTCTTCATAAGGGGGAGCGTCAGGCTGCAGTAGAATTTGAGAAAGCGACAAGTTATTAATATGATCGGAACAAATATCGGCTATTTTTTGCATGATAGTGTTGACTTTGCATAAAAGTGTCTAGTATGCTTTCAATCGTGGGATATAACGCCCGTACGAAATCAAAACCTGAAACCTCGCTTCGGCGGGTTTTTGTTCTGGGAGGAAGTATGAAATTTACTGACTTGAGTTCTTCCGCAAAGCAACATGCATTAGCTGCTTTGGAAGCTTTGATATCTGGATCATCGAAGGTGGATGTTGGATCATCGAAGCATCTTGGAGAAGGCGTTGCTGCTGCGTTTATCGCAATGGAGCGCTTTGATAGCGCTCCAGATGAGTGTGATATTGGGCGAAGTGGCACTGGAGTCAATCTTTAATCAGCTCTGAAGAGATACCAGGCACAATTTTCAAATTCGCATATAAATACCGAAGCACTGCGAGTGCCCAACTGATTCGCAAAGGTAGAAATTTTCTCTCGTAGTGGGATTAACTCTTCTTTCTTGGTAGCAACATATGTCGCGTCTGGCAATTTGTTTTTGGTGCCGTCTCCATGAGGTATTTCTCTAACAAAGCCAATTGAGAGCATGTGTTGGTGAAGTGTTTCATACTCCTCTTCATCAGCGCCGTGCAATTCGACTCTGGCGAGTATATTTGACATAAAACTCTCCTTCTATTGTGGTTATTTCTGGCGTTCTAACCATATCAAATGAGCAGACAAGCCGCTACCAAGCGGAGAGCAATTAAAGGCTACGCACTTGCGTGGCCTTTTCTATTTCAGGCTCACGGGAATCATCATCGATACGGCTCGTTGTTAAATCAGCCCGATGGGCCTGTTCCTTTCAAACACACGCACAGCACCCGCACACAGCGAGGTGAGAGACTATGAAAATGAACGATTCCGGGAACATCTTCACGCAATTCTTTGCGTGGGTAGGGACCTTTGCCGCAGCGCTGGGCTTTACCACCCAGGACGTTGTTTACATGTTCTTTGGTGCTGTCGGCTTACATGGCGTTATCCAGGTTAGCGAAGAACAGAGCGAGCAATGGACATGGGAAGGTGTTCAGGTTCTGCTTTGTTTCTACGGCCCTGGTGGTTCTGCGATGGCTACGCGCTTCCGTGACGGAATATTCATTGAGCAAAACTCAGATACGTTTCGACGAATCTCAGGTTTGTCGCTGGTGGATGCCGGAGATATACGAAACCTCCCCGAATTAATCAATAACCAGTGGGTGCGCCGGTACGACGTGACCGTGACCCTTTCCCGCAAAAACACCCGTACTTACAACGTTAAATCTATCGTTGGCCCTAACGTCACGATAGTTACCGGAGACTAAAATGGATAAAGGGCTTCCCCTTAACCGTATCACTAACGTGACGGTGACGCTTTCCGCACGGGCCGCGCAGGGGCGCAATTTTGGCTCGATGCTTATCGCCAGAATGAATGACTGGCTGGATCTGAAGGCTGACAACGAGTACCGGATCGCAAGATGGAGAGAGGCGAATGAACGCTGAGACGATTAAAGATTTTCTCGTGTCGCTCGGCTTCAAAGTCGATGAAAGCGGCGAGCGGAAATTTAATGCAGTGCTGGCGGGGGTTACTTCTAACGCCATTAAAACCGGGTTCGCCGTTGAAGCAGCGGCACTCTCTGTTGTCGCCTTTACGGCAAAAATAGCCCAGGCATCTGACAAACTGTACTGGGCCTCCCAGCGCACTGGCGCGACGGTGCAGGGGCTTAAACAGGTTAGTTATGCCATTTCGCAGGTTGGCGGCAGCGCTGACTCGGCGATGAGTTCTCTGGAGAGCCTTTCACGGTTTATCAGAACTAATCCCGGCGCGGAAGGCTTCCTTAACCGTCTGGGTGTGCAAACACGCGACGCCAGCGGCAATATGCGCGATATGGCGAGCATCTTCACCGGGGTAGGCCAGAAGCTTAGCAGCATGCCGTATTACCGGGCTAACCAGTACGCCAGCATGCTGGGTATTGATGAAAACACCCTGCTGGCGATGCGGCGCGGTGTCGGCGGGTTCTCTGGCGAATATTCCGCTATGGCGAAAGCGATCGGCTTTAATGCCGATCAGGCTGCAGTAAGTTCTAACCGGTTCATGACGTCGCTCCGGTCATTCGGCGAAATGGCAGGGATGGCACGGGATAAAATCGGCGCTAACCTGGCTGGTGGCCTCGCTGGTTCACTGGATAAATTACGCCGTCAAATTCTAGATAACTTCCCGAAAATTGAGCAGACGCTGACGGCGGCTATCAAAGGGGTATTGTGGCTGGGTGATCTCATTGCCCGGTTATTCTCCCGGCTGATGGAAGGGACTTCTGATCTGCTGGACTGGTGGAAATCACTGGATAAGCAAACGCGGGAACTGATCACGCTGTTTGGCGCATTAACGGTAGCGCTGCGGATCCTTAATAGCACGTTCTGGATGTCTCCTATAGGGCTTGTTACTGCGTTCGCTGCCAGTATCGCTCTGCTATGGGAAGACTATAAAACCTGGAAAGAAGGCGGAAAAAGCCTGATTGACTGGGGGAAATGGAAGCCGGAAGTAGACGCCGCTCTGAAGATGGTTAAAGACCTCCGGCAGACCGTCGTCGATTTGGGTAAGGCACTGGCAAAACTTCTGAATATTGACCCTAAATCCTGGTCTCTGAAGTGGGATTTCAGCAACTTCATCAGCCAGATGGGCGAATTCAGTAAGATGCTGAGCATGATTGGTGACTTACTGAATGCTATCAAAGAGGGGCGATGGTCAGATGTAGCCAGTATTGGCAAGCAACTATTCAAGCAGGGTAGCGATCAGCCTGACGCTTTACCTGGTGTGACGCGCAGTGCTGAATCAACCAGGCAGTGGTTTATCGATAAATGGAACGATGTAACACAGCGGTTCCAGGATGGTGGCTGGTATCAGCATGAGCAAAAAACACTAGCTGACCGGAACAACAACCCTGGAAATATCCGCCCGGTAGGTGGTAACGGCTTCCGTTCTTTTGGCTCCGCGCTGGAAGGATGGCAGGCGATGAAAAACCAGCTGATGCGCTATTTCACCGGGAAAACGACGGGTCGCATGCTGCAAACCGTCCAGGATATCGTGAATACTTGGGCTCCTGCTGGCGACAACAACGATCCGCAGTTGTACGCCAAACAGGTAGCTGGCTGGATGGGCGTTTCCCCTGATGCCGTATTGAACCTGAATAACCCTAATACGATGGCTTCCCTGATGCAGTCTATGGCCCGTAAAGAGGGGTACGCCAACTGGCAAAGTCCTTTAACCGCAGTTGTGCAGCCAGCGATCCGCTATGTAGAGCGTGATAACGATGGTGCTACTGAAACACTGGATTACCCACTACTTACCGATGTTCCGGTGATTTTCCCTCGTGGGGGCGGCTGTACGCTGACATTTCCAGTCAAAGAGGGTGATGAATGCCTGGTGATATTTGGTGACCGTTGTATCGATTTCTGGTGGCAAAGCGGCGGTATTCAGGAGCCGGTAGACGACAGGATGCACGATTTATCGGATGCGTTCTGCATTGTCGGCCCACAATCACAGGCAAAGAAAATCGGTGGCATCAGTACCAGCGCCGTCGAACTGCGTAGCGATGATGGCGGTACAAAGCTAAGCCTTAATCCTTCGAGTGGTGAGATTAACGGTACCGCACCAGGTGGATTCAATCTGAATGGACTGAAAATCCTCGCGGATGGTCGCCTGCAGTTGGTAGATGGTTCCATTGTTGATAAGCACACGCACGGCGGCGTTGAATCTGGTGGGAGTAATACAGATCAGCTTGGGGGATAACATGCGCTACCGTCGAGAAGATGATGACGGGGATTATACGTTTGGTCAGGGTGATGATACCTGGCTGGTTAACTCTCCGGAGGCCGTCGCGCAGGCCATTAAAACGCGCTTCCTGCTTTGGTACAGCGAATGGTTCCTCGATACGACAGAAGGAACACCCTGGATACAATCCGTCCTGGGTAAGCACAAGCCAGAAACCTATAACCTCGCTATTCGAAAACGCATTCTTGAAACGCGCGGGGTGAAATCCATCACCGACTTTAATACTACCGTTGACAGCCGTACACGGCGTGTATCGTTCACAGCAACGGTGGAAACCATCTACGGGACAACGACAGTAACCTCGGAGGCGTAATGGCTCTGGACCTTGAATCACTCGGCTTATCGGCAACGGTAACCGCTGAGGGGATAAGTGCGCCTGACTATCAAACCATCCTGTCTACTGTGACGGGATATTTTCAGCAGATTTACGGCAGTGATGCTTATATCGATCCGGATAGTAAAGATGGTCAGCTAATCGCGCTGGTGGCGCTGGCAATTCATGACGCCAATAACACCGCTATTCAGGTATATAACAGTTTCTCGCCATCAACCGGGATCGGCGTGGGGCTGTCAAGAAACGTAAAAATTAACGGGATAGAACGCCGTGAGGCGACGAATTCAACGGTAGACCTGTTGTTAACCGGTACTGCAGGAACCTCAATCACCAACGGCTCAGTGAAGGATGCAAACGGGGTTATCTGGAATCTACCTCCAACCGTATCAATCGGTATTGATGGGACGATTGTTGCTACCGCCACCTGTGCAAATTCCGGTGCTATAGCAGCACTGGCGGGAACGGTGAACAAAATCAACACGCCTACGCGGGGCTGGTCATCGGCAAATAACCCGCTGGCGGCTACTGTCGGCACAGCTGCAGAAAAAGATTCAGAACTTCGCATCAGGCAGTCGCAGAGCGTCGCCTTGCCGTCTCTCACGCCATTTGAAGCGGTTGACGGTGCAATAGCGAATATTAGTGGCGTCACGCGTCACAAGCTGTATGAGAACGACCAGGACGAGCCTGATGCTAATGGTCTCCCTCCACACTCGATCGCCGCTATTGTCGATGGCGGTGATGCTACAGAGATAGCAAACACAATTCGGGGCGTAAAAGACCAGGGAACGACGCCATACGGCAGCACAATAATTTCAGTGCCGGATATCTTCCAAAGCAAAACGCTGCGTTAATTCCGGCAACAATCGCTTCAGGGGCAAATCTGGCAACTCGCGATATTACAGAAGGGGGTGTTAGTAGCCTTTACCGCTTGATTGCGTTCCGCTCGCCAACCATCCCGCCAAATCTACCAGGGACTGATATCGACGTTGCTGAGGTGCTTGTTTTTGACAATGCTCTGAACTTTGCGGCCTTGCAAAGGACTTATGCACGTTCACAGGCATACCTGGCTTCGTTCGGGCAGGTTATTTAATGATATGAGTGGGTCCCAACCCGGTATACTTAATCAAGAGTTACCGGGTTGGAAATCGCAGGTGTTCATGCCAGGCGATCGGCATGAAGTCTATCAAATCGAGACTCTTTACCGCAGATTATCGCCATATTTTTTTCCCCTGTCTGACTGCCGCCATTATGGCTTTACCTGAATGTTCAAACTCCGGAAGGGACAACACCATCCACGAATTCTGCAGGAAACCAAGGAGGCAACAGCGGGAATCAACAGTTCCCCTGATTGCAAAAGTAGGCATGGTATCTGGAGGTTGTGGAAGCCTTTCTCCTGGCTTAGGGAAGTAGATCCGGACACCTGAAATGATGATGTTGTCCATGCAGGATTATTCCTCAACCAGCCACATGTCTGATTCTTCAAACATCTCTTCAAGCATACGGTTAAGCCGTTCTTTCTCTGTTTTCGTGCAGTCGCTGTTTAACACATTTGTCTGCATCGGCTTAACCTTCACCTCTGCATCCGGGAAAATCCGGTGTACTCGCTTTGTCAGCTCAGTCAGTATGATTTGCTGAGCTCCCGCCAACCCCTGCACATTGCGCTTGTCATAAACTAATTCCACGAACATATCACTCTCCTTTTTACTGGTTGGATATACAGTTAATGCTGTAAGTATATCCAGTGTATGTCTGGTGTCTATGCATTTTTAGCTGTGTATTTTTGTTACCTTTATTTACATATAGAAAAACCCCAGACTGTAAAATCTGGGGTTTTCAGGGAGTGCACGTTCATATTACGTGTATTTTTTTGTCTTTTTTAGGTCTGCCTACTGTCTAGTCAGTGTCTGTAAGTGACTGTTTTTATTGTCACTGTCAGGTTGCAGTCCTATCAAAAG